ATTGATTCAGACGCTGATAACGACACCCCAGACTTTGGTACGGAAAGAGATGAGAGAGATTACGCAGGTTTTGAGGCGTTTCCACTTGATTCAGAATTTATGCCAATAGGCTCAGAACGATATTGGAATCATCTTGACAATTATTCTCGTACTAACATTCTTGAAAGAAATAGGGCAAGAGAACAAAGGCAACAAGAACGAGAAACTGAAATAGAACAAAGAAGAGAGAGAACTAGGAGAAGGCAAAATAGCGGAAGTAGAAACCCTGAAGCAGGTCCAGTTAGAGACATTCGCCGCGCCGCACAGTTAATGGCTGAAGGACAACCAGCACGCGCTGGTGGAACAAGAGAAATAGGAACGCACAGTTTTAGAGCAAGACCAGAACCTACCTACCATACAGGGCGGTTGCCAAGAGAATTAAGTCCAAACCTTCGTAACCTTGAAACTGATTTTACTGTTTATTCTTACAACACACCAATTGCTTGGAGAACAACATCAGGTCATTGGGAAGTTCCTAACGTTTCTTACTCTAGAACTACTCAAAGACACCAAACTGCTATTAGAAACGCATTGAGCAACACTCACCACTCTCCGTTTAGCGAAGCACGTGAAAGAGTTTATAACCTACAACAACAACATCGTCAACAAGGAATAAACCTTCCATCAACTAAATATCACCTTAACGTAGGCTTTGAAACGTTCTCACCTCATCCACCATCAGAAGAAACAGTAAATGCAATTGTTCAAAACCATATTGAACAGGTAATAAATCCAGCCATTGAACGAAGGCGCAATAGCCGAAATTTTCAAAGGCAACAACGAAACCCAAATCAACCAGAACTACCATTAAATGAAGTAAACTAGTAATATGGCATCTAAACCTTGGGCTTCTAGACAAGAAATGTTGGTTGATATTGCTTTGGAGTCAGCCATCTCAGACCCAGAAACTATCCGCCAGATTAGACCAGTAGTTCCTCAAGAGTTGATGCCAGAGCGTTACGGGTTTGCCAAACGTGAATCGGGTATAATGGACGTGTTGTCTTTACAACGTTACAATCCGACGTACCGTTCTTGGGTTTCAGGGGCGCCAGTTATGTTTCGTAACGGTTTTATTGACGACAGTTTTGAAGGTTCCAGTCGTTATTCAATGCAAAGTCTGTGGGTATAAATGCCAGTTAATCCATTTCAAGCAACTGCCGAAATGCAGTGGGGCGGTTACGAATCAAAAAAATCGTACCGTGGTCAAGGGCAAATGGGCGCTGGAAGTCTTTCAGGTCAAGGTCATAGAAGCAAGGGTTGGGCACCAGCAGCACCTGAAGCAACATTATCACAACCACGAGCGGAGGGCAGAATGCCACAAGGTAGTGCAGATATCAAACGTCCTAACTATGGGGCGCAGACCAGTGAACAACCACAAAAAGGCAGTCGTCGTGCCTCATTTGGTGGAATGGGTGCAGGTGCAGTAAAAGGTGGAGGCAGTGGAATGACTGCTGGCGGAGATATTAAATTTGATTTAAGTATTGGTAAGACTGATATGCGTGGTGCTAATATGCAGGGTGCTCGCGTTGGTGCTTTGGGAATGGGTGCTAAAACTTCAGACAGTAACCTTGGAGATATTGACCAATCACAAACATTTTCTCCAAGTACTACCTCTAAGGCTGGCTCATCACGTGGTGGTGCTGGAGCGTCTGGACGTGGTGGTGCTGGAGGGTCAAAGGCTGGTGCAGGTTCAGGTGCATCAGGTGCAGGCGGAGCAGGTCGCGGAGGTGCAGGCGGTAACGCTGCTCGCGGTGGCGATACAGGAAGTATGAATACTAACATGAGCGGTCAAAGAATGGGAAGTCCAGTTTTAAATATTGGTAGAAACAGGATTGACAGTGACAATATTAAGCGAGAAAGCACTACCCGAACAACATCAACAGATGTTCGCGCATCTGGTAGTGGTAAAGCAAGTGCCGATACTAAGTCTGTAGACGCTCGTAAGAGTGTTCCAATGTCTAAAAAAGGGAAAACTGCTAAAACAGAAACAAAACCTGCAGAACCTACTAATGCTTCTACACCAAAAGAAGAACCAAAAGCAGAGGCAACAGGAAAAGAAACAATTAAAGAAAAAGCAAAAAAGTCAGTGGCAAAGGGTGCTGCAAAAGTTGCGGCAAAAGCAACTGCTTCAACAGCAAAAACTACTTCTAAAAAAACTTCTAAAAAAGAAGAAGAGGAAAAATAATGGCTACTGACCATCGCGGAAATCCGATTAACGAAAACAATCTTCCTAAAACTACTAAAGACCGTATGGGGCAATTATTATATACGCTTCCATCAGACGACGAGATGACACCAGAAGAGGAAGAAATAGCCGAAAGAAAATCGCAAGCATATATGAAAGAAATGGAAGACTACTACAGACCTACTCCTTCAGAACGAGACCTTTCAAAAGATTCTATGATTGAAAACGACATAGACGATGACAAGTATTAATAGATACTTAAGTAACAAACAAATATAGGAGAAATTATGGCAGTAAATGAATCCCGTTCAATGAACAGAGACATGTTGTTGGGCGCAACAGATGGTAAGTTTAAGAGTCTTACACCAAATCGCGGTGGAGAAGTAGACCCAACATCTTCAGCAAAGCGAGCACATGAACTTCAACTTCAATACAACGTAGTTGACCGTTCCGAACTTGCAGACATGCCTTCAGCACAATACGGGCGTCGTAATTAAAAAGGAAGTTAACAAATATGGCTAGAGGGAAATCTGAAGAATTTAACCCAAAGCGACGTCCTCGCAATCCCAAAGACCCAATTCCAGACGATGAACTAATGGATAGGTTAAAAGAAGCATTTCCTGGTTCTGAAGAAATTAAAGACGAGCCAAAAACTCCACCTATTGAGGATTGGGGAATGGATTGGTCAGAAGATGACTAAGAAAAAAGAAAAGAAAGTTTGGGATAAAAAGAATCCTAAAAAGAAATCAGAGAAACTTGATTCGTCTGAAAAAGCAGAAGCAAAGGCTCGTGCTAAAAAAGCAGGTCGTCCTTATCCAAACCTTGTTGACAACATGGCGGTTGCCAAGAAAAAGGGTTAATGCCTCGCAAACGCAAACGAAAAGACGACTTTCTTGCTGCTGCTGGGATGACTCCAGAACAACAGTTTGCTGCGGAGATGAATGCAGCAAATGTTCCAGTGTCTGATTTTGAAGGACAGTATGATTCAGTAGGAACTTACAATAGTCCTGCTGCACAAAGATTACAAAGAATTTTATGGGAATCTCAAATGAGAAAACAAACAGGAATACCCAAAGAAAAAGATAATAATAGCGAGGAAGATACCGATAATGGCTAAATCAGAAGCATGGCAACGTAAAGAAGGAAAAAACTCCAAAGGTGGGCTTAACGAAAAGGGACGCAAATCCTACGAACGTGCCAATCCTGGCTCCGACCTCAAGCCTCCAGTAAAGAAAGAACAAGCCGCTAAATCTAAAAAATCAGCCGCTCGTCGCAAATCATTTTGTGCCCGAATGGAAGGCATGAAAAAAAAGAATACATCTGCTAAAACAGCACGTGACCCAGATAGTCGCATTAATAAATCTTTGCGAGCATGGGATTGTTAGAATAGTATAAAGTATACTAATACTATGGCTAATGACGACACCTCCAAAGACGGTAGGAGAAGACCGCAAAGACCCCGTGTTGGTGGAGTGTACGAATGGAATCCAACTGGATTAGATGCTTTTGATTCTAAAATTAAACGTGAAAAAGGGTCGTTAGTTCGTGTAGCAAAAGGAAGTAAAGCAGGAGTAAGGGGAAGATTGCCTCACCCTTTTACATATTTGGAAGACCCTAATACTGGAGAATTTTTAGGCATGGCTTTGGACGACAGCCTACAATTACGTAAATATATGTCAACAGAGGAAACTACTGAATAATAACGTATACTGACAGCGTAACGTTTGGAGCACAATATGTCAGAACCTATGAATCGCTTGTTAGTTTGTTGGCGCCTTGTTGATGGTAGAAAAACGGATGGGGTCATGTATAAAATGACTCCGTACGATGGTCCTCCAGAATACGACATGGAACTGTTGGACATTTTGGAACGGCATAAGGCTCGTCATCAAGACTACGAGAATTGGCGTGCTCTAATTTTTAGGACTGACAAAGATACAGCAAGTAAGTTAGATGCTGAAACTGCTATTAAAAATGAACTAAAGGCTCATGATATCTTCATTAAAGACTTTCGTGATGAACTAAAAGTTGATGCTTTAAAGTGTTTTAATAAACACAATAGACCTAGCAAAGGCTGTCCTGATTGGTGTGACGAGTCTAAGACAATCGGAAGAAAAGTTGGTATACCTGTTGATAAACGACAATACTTGTGCATGTATTGTCCAGCAGCCGAATACCCAACATACAAAGAACGGTTGAAACTGGGATTATACAAGTAAATGATTATTGTAACGTTTGACGTTATTGCAAACAGGGCTAAAGAGATTGGCTCAAGTCAACCAAACAACTATGGCAGAAGATTGTGGTCAATGCTTTTTGGAACTTACAATGGTCGCATTTGCTTGCTTGTTGACGGGGTAGAAACCTATCAACATCAGTTGATTATGGAGTGGTTAAAAAAAGAAAACTACAAACCAGGCTCAATTGATTTTCATTGGGAAAGCGGTCCTGACAATCGCCTTGAAAGGGTTCGTGCTTTACACGCTGTACATAGCAAAATTGATTGGTATGTAGATACAGACCCCACCGTTGTATCTAAAGTAATCGCAGACGGTATTCCAACACTATTGGTTACTATTCCATTTATTGTTCGTCCTGAATGGGAAGAACAACGTACTATAGTAGGATGGAACGAATTAACAGATAAAATTGAAGCACAAGCACTTAAAAAAGCAGAAAGGACATGGAAAGAATAATGACAAGTACATTACGAGATGACATATCAAATGGTTTTGAAGGAATGGGTGAAACCGTTTTATTGATGGACGGTTTTGAGGAAGCGTTTATTGGATATTCTCAGCGCATCAATGAACCAGTGTTGGCTGTCTACTCTTGGGAAAAAATGGTAGATATATGCATGACACGAGACGGTATGACTGATGTAGAAGCAATGGAATACATTGATTACAATTGTCTTGGCGCGTGGGTTGGAGAACAAACTCCAATCATTGTGATGCCACTGTGAAAATATACTTTGGTGGAGCAGAGAAAGGCATGTATGCCTCAATGCTGTTGTCTGCCAAAGTCTCGCGATTGGGTATTAACTTAACTCATTTTGCCATTCCTAAAAAGAAAGTTTTAAACCTTTCAGAAAAGTTCAATGGCTCTGAATTGTTAATTTATACTTCTGAAAATGACGAAGATGTAAATCGTTACGATTCATTTCTAAGAACTTACGCTGATGACTTAACTTTGGTAATTGGTAGACCAGATTACGATGGAACATGGCTTGAAAACAAGTATGTACCTATTTGGAATGATGGAGAAGATTTAGAACGCCTTAATTGGATTTGTCAAAAACATGGGCGAGTTGCTATAAGCGACAAAGCGTTGGCTAAACACCCTCACAACAGGATTAACTCCATTGCCACCAGATGGAATACGGCGATAGTTGGAATAACCTCTAAACCAGAACACATTGAAAATGTCGGTTGGGATTCCGTGTTAGTTAATTCATGGACAAGTGCAATACGTTACGGAGAAACACAAGTATGGACTGGTCATAGTTTACGTCGTTATCCTGCACAACAAAAAGAAAGTGCTCGCAAAAGACACAGGAATGATATTGAACGTCTTGGCGTGTCCTACGAACAGGTGATGGCTGACGAGGTAGATGCTGTTGGAACACTTGCCATACGTTCTTGGAAAAGTTATGAAGAGCGTGTTTTTGGGGGCTATGACCCCTCTACAACACCTCAAAGTGGTAGTGACGACGAAGTTGAAAATGGTGACATAATTATTGCCCCACACCAAACACGTACCCCCCAAAATGTGGAAAACGTAGGTACAGGTATTGTTATCCCACCTCCAGAAAAGCGGCACGAAAGTGAACGCATATTGTTACCTGTAATGGGAGTAGAAACCATAACCACTATGGGGTCTCAAACCATTGATTCTAATGGGGAATCTATAGAAATTGCCCCAGAACAAACAAACGTAATTAGGTATTCTGGAGCACTTTTAAGACAGTGCGATAATTGTTATCTCGCTTCAAAATGTCCTGCATTTAAGGAACATACAGAATGTGCTTTTAAGTTACCAATTGAAATTCGTACCAAAGACCAACTTCAGTCGGCATTGAGAGCCATGATTGAGATGCAGGTAAGTCGTGTTATGTTTGCCCGATTTGCTGAAGAGTTGGAAGGACAGGGATTAGATAGTAACCTTTCATCTGAAATGGATAGAGCGTTTGAAATGGTTGAAAAGTTTAAAGAAATAAATGATACTCGTGACATGCTTAGGTTTCAAGTTGAGGCTCGTGGGTCAAGCGGTGTATTGTCTAGGTTGTTTGGGCAAAGGGCAGCAGAGACTGCAAACCCACTATCATATGGAGGGTTGGGACCAGCAGAAACAGACGCATTCTACGATAACGTTTTAGATATAGAGGAGAGTTAGTGAGAGGGTTACCATATACTTATCAGTGTCCAAAGTGTGGAAACAAAGTATCTGTAATAAGTAATAAGTATCCACCAGTTTGTGCAAATAAAGAAGTACACTCAAGCGAATCAATAAAGATGGAGTTACAAAATGTACAAACAAAAGTTGATAACTGATGTAGGAATTGATATGGACGGTGTTGTCTACCCGTTCATGAGTGCATTTAAAAAGTACTGCATTGACGTATTGAAAGAAACAACTTTTTCAGAACCAACAAAATGGGAATTTTATAAAGATTGGGGAATTAGTGAAGACACTTTCAAAACAATGCTTATGACCGCACCAATCTCTCACCGTTTGTTTGCTTCAGAATCTCCTATGGATGGCACGGCTATAGGATGGGCTGCTTTGAGGGAAGAAGGGGTAACTATCCATGTCATTACAGCACGACCCACAACTGCGTGGTCACAAACGGCTGATTGGCTACACGACCATGGTTTAATTCCTGACCACTTACACTTTACTCACGACAAAACTATTATTACCCATGTAGCAAAAGAATACTCAGCCGCAATTGACGACCATTTGTTGTACCATCAGCAATTAGAACAGGCTGGGGCTTTTGCGGTTCTTCGCGACCATCCGTGGAATAGACAACATGATGTGAATTTTCGTGTTAGTTCGCTGTTAGACTTTGCTAGACTCGTTAAAAGTGTAAACAACAGGGAGATACCGTGGCAGAACACGAACGTGAACAAGTATTACGCGAAGCAATAACGCTAATTGTAGGAGACCGTAATATAGATTACGGCGACCCGTATGAGGACTTTAGCCTTACTGCTGACTTATGGCATAGTTATTTAACCAGAATCACAGAACGACGTGGTAATTTGGTTATTGAACCACATGATGTTGCTATCATGATGGCGTTACTTAAAGTAAGTCGTTTGTCATGGACTCCAAATAAAAAAGACCACTGGGTAGACATTGCTGGATATATCGGCTGTGGGTGGGATTGTGTTACAAGGGATAATCCCTCAACAGCAAGGTCTACCAATGAATCAATACCTAAATAACTACAATAAATTTCCTTCATCTGTACCTAAACACGTTCTTGTTCCTGAAGTAGAACGTTTAAGTGAGGCATTAAAAGCATTGCCTGCTTTGTTGCAAAATTCTAAAATGTCTTTAGAGACAATTTCTAGTTTTTGCAATTTATCATTGACAGAACTTCGTTACGATGGTTGGGAAAACCTATACGAATATATCCGTTCTCTTGAAACACAATTAGTTAATGCACAAAACAAATTAGCAACTCAAGATGAGAAAATGAGAGACTTAGTTATATTTGTTGAAAAGACTTCACAGAATATAGTTAAATTGTATAGAGAGTTTTCTATCAGAAACTCAGACGAGTAACTTATGGAGTGGCGTGAGCATGCTTTGTGCAAAGGCAAACTTGTAGACATTTGGTATCCACCACTAGAAGCAGAAAATCAAGAACAATATCACGCAGTTGCTCGTGAAGTTTGTAACATTTGTCCTGTATGGAAAGAATGTCTTAAAGATGGTATTGATGAGAATTGGGGGATGTGGGGAGGATTAACCACGCTTGAAAGAAGTGTGTTTAAAAGTAAACCAAAGAAAACTGCGCTAAGACCCCACAGCACACCAACAAGATATAGACAAGGTTGTCGTTGTCTTGAATGCGTTACAGTTCATACAAATGTTATGAAACAAAATAAAGATATTAACGTTGTACCAAATCGTGGGGATAAAGATTTTGATTTGTTTACAATTTTGTATCAACTTCTCCAATAATCTTTGCTATGCTTTAAGGTGAAGCCGTAACCAAAGATGCTCGTCATCCGAAAGTTACGGCTTCAGTTTTATCCGCCGACAAAGGAGAGTTTGTTGATACGACAATCAATATTTTCATTTATCTTATTCATCGCAACAACTACAACATCAGCAATTGGACAACAGGAATTAAATAATGGACCTGTAAAGGAAAGCAAGGAAAGCACGGTAATTGAACTACGTGATTATGCGTATAAACACCGATTAGATGAGGCAAAAACTACGACCACAACAGTAGTGGTTAAAAAAGCCAATTATGAAAATGACGAAAATAGTTGTCCTCAGTTTGAAGAACTGTTCAAACAGTACGGACTAAAGCCAGCAAAAACCTTTTCGTATATTGCTTGGCGAGAGTCTAGGTGCCGACCCAATGCGGTAAATGCCAAATGGGACGACAAAGGAAACGTGACTTGGACATTGAACAAAAATGGTTCAATTGACCGTGGCTTGTTACAAATTAACTCATCATGGAAGACAGTAGTTTCTAAGATTTGTAAATCTAACTTTAACGACATGGACGTTTTATACGATTTAGACTGCAACTTGAAGGTTGCCAAATATCTTTTTGACAATGGTGGATTAGGTCATTGGGGCATGTAACATTGTAGTCAAGTTAACAAAACGACCACATAGGAGAATAAAATGGTTAATCAAATCGTAGATGTAGACAATCTTTGCGGTACAGCAGAGGCTGCCGCTGTTCTTGGAGTATTGAAACAACGTATTCACACGTTGCGAAAACGACCAGACTTCCCGCAGCCAATTGTTGTCCTCGCCGCAACACCTCTTTGGGACAAAACCGCCCTTCTTGCATTTAAAGACGGTTGGAAAAAGACGACCACACAAGAAGTAACTATTACAGAATAATGCGTATTGGGATTGTTTCGGGAGACCGAATACATCCTGCAAAATCGCCCGATGGACAAGCGCATTGGGGAGGCGCTGGTTGGGTTCGTCTAGGTCAATACTTGCCACATCTTGGCAACAGCGTGGTTCTTGGAACTTTAGTATGGCATCGCACACATTTTAAAGTTCTTGATGACGCTCGCGAAATGCACGATGTAGATGTGATAATCATGCAACGTTTAATGCATGATGGTTTAACAAACCACATTCAGTTGGCTAAAAAAGAAGGACAGATAGTTATTAATGATGTAGACGATTGGTACTGGGGACTTGACCCAAGTAACAGTGCTTGGAAAGCATCTCACCCAAAGCACAATAAAAAAGAAAACACTGACTTTTATAGAAAAATAATTGGCGCAAGTACTCTTGTAACCACATCTACACCTTTTTTGTATGAAAAGATGAAAGAATGGAATAAAAACGTATTGTTGTTACCAAACACCGTAGATACCAAAGCATTTAAAAAACACGACCACACAAAAAATGATTATGTAGTTATAGGTTGGGCTGGTTCTACTGCTCATAGAAGTAAAGATTTACAAGTTCTTTGTGGAATTTTTCCTTTAACTACGACCACACAGATTTCATACTTACATGCTGGTCATTATGACGGTTCTCCACATTTCGCAGATGAAATAGGATTACCAAAAGAAAAAGTTAAAACTCTGCCCATTTGTGACCCAGAGCATTATCCAGAGATGTTTCAAATGGACATTGGAATTGCGCCTTTGCGAGACTTTCCGTTTAATCACGCAAAATCTGAAATAAAACTATTGGAATACTCAGCAAGTGGTATTCCGTGGGTTGCTTCAGCCTTGCCTTCGTATACGTCTCTTGTCAAAGAGTTTGGTATGGGGCGCACTGCTAAACGTACCCATGACTGGATACGAAACTTAAAACAACTTGTCGGCTCTCGTTCTTTGAGACAGGAGGAAGGAGAACGTTTATACGAGTTGGTCAAAAAACGTGACGTATCTATTGGTGGTGCGAGGTGGCGAGAAGTGTTGGAGAACCTTCAGTCTTATATGTGACCAACGTCACTTTTATACTCTTGATGACGAGACAACCCATTTGTTAATGTGGGATTAGGACACAGAAAGGGGTTACGTCATGTCTAATCTTGCGATACTTACAAAACAACAAGTTCAAATTAAAGAAGCACTTAAACTTCGTAGTGCGCCTTTAGGTCTACTGGAAACAGACGTGGACGATTGGATTAAAGCCAACTCCTTAGATGAACTTACTTACAATAGTGCCACTGACTTGTTGGACTACTTGGAGGTTTTGCCAGTTACTCGCCTTGCCTCACAAGCACACTTGCCAATGAAGGCAAGCCGTATTCTCGTAAACAAGCGTAAAGACAACTGTACTCTCTGTGGAGAGCCAGTCTTGTCGGGCTTAGGACTACACGTGTTTCATGACGCTAGTTGGCACACATATCACAACAGCCAAGATTGCCCTGCTGTCACTGAACTGCCTGAATTGAAATGGGATAGTGCGTCTTTGATGACAGACTTGGAAATGTTTGTCTTTGGCTTAGAGCGCATGCCAAGTATTGTTTCAATGTCACCTGAGTTATTGGAACTGTCAAAAGCACAGGACGCAAACTTGTCATTTGACTTAGACCTTCCATTGCTTCCGTTTCAACGCGCTGGAGTTAAGTATGCGTTGGAAACAAGGCGAGTGTTGCTCGCAGACAGCATGGGCTTGGGCAAAACATGTCAAGGCATTGCCCTTGCTCTTGATACAAAAATGCGTAATGGTAAAACTGTTGTCGTAGTGCCTCCACACCTTCGCCTTCAATGGATTAAAGAGTGTCGCCGTTTTGCGCCAAAGTTAATGGTGGCGACAGTTACTGGACGCAAGCCATACTCTCTGCCAAAACATGACGTGTTGGTCATTGGTGACAGTGTGGTCAATTCGTGGGCACAAAAGTTGGCTGGCAAGTTTGACACTTTGATTGTGGACGAAGCACACAGTATCAAAAACGAAAAGGCTGGACGTACCAAAGGAGTTCGTTATCTTGCCAATAGTATTCCTACTAATGGCATTATTGCCCTCATGTCGGGCACTCTGACGCCTAATCGTCCAAGCGAGTTGCTTAGTCCATTAAAGATTATTGGACGTTTGGACAACGTGTTTGGTTCTCGCAAAGAGTTCTTAGTCAAGTATTGTGACTATCAACTATTGCCAAGTGGTTTTCCAAATCGCAATGGCGCGAGCAATACGACAGAGTTAAATACTATTTTGCGTGGAACTTGTATGGTACGCAGGCGCAAAGAGGACGTACTCAAAGACCTTCCACTAAAACGCCGTGCCCAAATTGACGTGGAACTACAAGAAGCAGAGATGTCTGTGTATCGCACTGCTGAACGAGACTTCTTGAAATGGGTTTTGGAAACTTACGGTAAAGACGCACATGAACGCGCTGGCAAGGCTGAAGTAATTACGCGCATGAACAAGTTGCGAGAAATCTTGGGTATCGCGAAGGTACGCACAGTTGTTGAACATATTAACTCTCTGTTGAGTGAGGGAGAGCAAGTAGTGGTGTTTGGTTATCACCGCAAAGTGTTGGACGCTCTTAAAGAAAAGTTGAAAGAGCATGGAGTTGTAATGGTGGCTGGTGGTTCTACGCCTGAAGCCAAACAACGCTACGTAGAAATGTTTAATAACAAACAAGCAAAGGTGTTTATTGGGCAGTACGAGAGTGCTGGCAGTGGATTGAACTTGACTTCAGCCTCGCACGTGGTACTCGCAGAAATGCCATACAGTCCCTCAACTGGACAACAAGCAGAGGATAGGTGTCACAGGATTGGTCAGGTCAATCCAGTGGTCTCGTGGTGGATTACCGCAGTTGATAACGATAATCACACTATTGACATGAGGTTGTGGGACTTGTTGAACAACAAGGCTGAGGTTACTTCGGCAATCATGGACGGTTGGGCAGAGAACCTTAACGCAGACGCAGGCACTGTGACAGCACAACTGTTAAAAGACATGCTTAAAGACTTCAGGTAAGCCTTAAATACAGGGTACTTGATGACGACAATGACACTATGTTAGTGTTACTAATAACAACCAAAGGAGAAACAAAATGAGTAAAGAAACTTATGAATGGTTAAACAAGTATTGCCTTATTGGGTATACGGGACAACGTGGTAATGCTTGGCACTACCGCAAAGACGTACAAAGTGATGAACCTAATCATTACGAAAACGCAATTCCAGTTGATGACGTTATCAGGCGTCTGTTTTCGTGGGAAGCACAAGAAGCACCAGTGTTTGTCAAATGGAATGACAACTACCGACTAGAAACTGACCGCAAAGCCATTGTTCGTTCTGACAACGGAGATGTGCTTGGCATGTTCAAAGATAGTTACGCTATTCACCAATACAAAGAGTGGCTCATTGAAAGTGTTTCGCACTTGTTAGATGATGACCTAAACATTGGAAGCGCAGGTATCTTAAAAAATGGTGCTATCAGTTTTGTCAGTGTTGAAATGCCTGAGACCATTAAAGTTCTTGACGGGTTTTCAGTACGACCTATGTTGCTCGCAACTACAAGTCACAACGGGTCAATCAGCACAACCTTCAAACAAGTAAGCACACGTGTTGAGTGTGACAACTTGTTGGCTCGTGCGCTGAGTGAAAAGACAGAGGAGTTCCGCGCTCGTCA